TTCTTCTGTAGTTGCTTCAGTTGCCTCATAAGCAGATGTAATTTCTATGGATTCAAAAATCTTATCAAAATCTGAAGAATAATCATTTTCAGGTAAGTTCATTGCACAAACTACAAAATACCCAGTTTTTACAGGAAATACGAGCATTTCATTTTTATAAGTTTTTCCATCAATAGATTTATTATAATATAACTTCTCTACATCAATACTATTTACTTGTGCATATTCGCCTTTTAAATCATCTTTATAATCTTGAGATTTTTTAATACTATCCTTTACCTTTTCAACATTTTTAGAATCCAGTACATTACCATTGAATTTATGATAAACTACACTCAATAATCCATCATTATCTCCGAGCTCATTCTTATAATAAAGGGATGTATCATCTGAGTTGGAATCGACAGCGATCCATGATTTTGGAATTTTATATTTTATCCCATATGAACTTTCTGTTTGCTCGAAATCTTTATATGGATCATCAGCTGTATTATCCTTTTTTGATGCACAAGCAATTAAAAAAATACAAATTAGTGATAATATTACCCCTAATGCTATAAATCTTTTTTTCATAATTTTTCCTCCTGATATAAAAATATGTTATAATCAATTTGTATAGTTTACATATTTTGTACACTAGAGGTAGCGGTGGCTTATTGCAGTAGGTCATCGCTATTTTAATCTTAATTTGATCAATTCTTCATTGTATCCAAGTGCATGTGCGATCTGATCTGTAGTAAATTCCTGGTACTCTAAGAACGTTTCATCGGGTACCAGAAGTTCCATAGCGAACAGATCGGCTTCCTTTTCGTATTTCGTTGTATTAAATCCTGTGTAGGTGTCCATAAACAAAGCGTTTGCTTTTTTATGTAACAACATATGCCCTAGTTCATGAGCGCACACATGAAGTTGTTCATGTTCTGGAAGAGAATCATCAATATAAATAATGTTGTTTCTTTGAAAATATTGATAAAATCCTCTGACACCTTCAAGTGGCACTGGCACAAGGATAACATTCATTCCCCTTATAATCTCAAAAGGGTTTCTTGTTTTATGTTTTTTGACAAGCGAATTTACAATCTTTTTTATGTCCATTCACATCAGTCCTTTTTGTATTTTTTAGGTGTATATTTTTCCTTGTTCTTTTTCTTTGCCATTTCCATACCAATCTCCATTGCACTTAGAATAGATTCGATTGCTTCAGGAGAAGCGGGATCGCCATCAAACATTAATCCTTCCTGGGATAATAATTCAGCCTTGGTAGAACTTATAATATCTAAAATATCGCGTTTATCTTTCTGTGATAAAGTTTCGTCCGATAGAGAATCAGTTCTTTCCATAGGTACATCATACCCCATCAACCATGCTTCAGATATATTGAATTTTTCTGCAATTTGAGATAGTCGGTTCTGTCTCGGGCTTCTTTCACCACTTAAATACATTGACATAGACGACTTTGGAATACCAGTACGTTGACATAGGTCGACTTGGTTAATGTTTTTTATATCCATTAACTCTTGAAGCCTTGTGCTTGTGTCTTTTTTCAAATGAACACCTTCTTTCTTATATGTACTATACTCGGATTATAACATTAAAAGTTCACATTTACAATGAATATTTGAAAAAAAGTTCCGAAAATGTGAAAAAAAGAATTGACAAGTGTAAATGATGTGTTATACTAGATATAGGTTCACAAAAACGGAACAAAAGAAAGAAGGTGATTAACTTGTTCGCAGAGCCTAAGTATGATTATTCAAAATTACGCGGACGAATTAAAGAAAAATGTGGAACAGAAGGCACATTTGCGAGAGAGATAAGACGATCACATAACTATTTGACAAACGTTTTTCAGGGAAAGTCTTATTTTTCGCAGAAGGACATTGATCGGGGATCAGAAGTTCTTGGTATTATTCCTAATGAGATAGGAGTATATTTTTTTACAAAAGAAGTTCACAAAAACGAAACTAAATAACCAGGAGGTGAGAAAAACGAAAACAGTAGATATGACAAGGTATATCGCGTGTGTGGTATGGCTGATAAGTTTTGGAATCAATATATACCGACTTTCGAGAGTAAGAAAGCAAGATCCTGAATCTACAGAGAAACAGGACCTTATACTGATTCGAATGGCACTAGATGTTGTATTGTTCGCTTTGTTTTTGAGAAGAGTGGGTATATATTTTTGGATTTAAATTTTGAGAATCAATTGTTTGAATCGGACTTATTAAGATTTAAATGTAATTCTTCATCTTTTAAATCTAATTCACGATCTTTTTGATCTAGCTCACGTTCTTTTTGCTCAAACTCAAGTTTTTTGTATTTTTTATCCAATTGTAATTGCTCTTTGGATATTTGATTAGACTCAGCTTGAAGTTTGTTTTGAGTAATGAGGCAACAAACAGTAATAGCAGAAATAATAGTTGTTACGATGGAAATAAAGAGTTTGATAGATATCTTTTCCTTAATAGGTAACAAAATATCTGAAATAGATGGAGTGTTATCAAAAATATCAGAGATGGAATCTACAAAACTTATAGGTGCAGAAACTGTATCCTGATCAAATTCAAATTGATCCACATCAAAATCTGAAGAACTTTCAAAAGCAGAAAGTATTTCTTTCGAAGTAATTATTAACTCTGTAGCCTGTTGCTGGAGAGAAGAAGTATATGTATTTTGAAGCTTTTGTATACTCTTACATACTCCACTTACAGCAGGACCGTTTAGATATGAATCTTTTATACATGACGAGAGTTTAATTGCGGATGCAAGCGCAGAGTTGTCCATGGATAGGCCCATAACTTTAACATTTAAGGCTGCAGTGTATTTCACTTTGCTAGCAATAGCATCTACCATCGTAGGTTTTGGAACAAATTTTTTCGCATTTAAGGATGCAGCTAAAGCAGAATGTGGAATGGTTTTTGCATAAAAGTTAGATCTTTTTGTGAATGCTTGCGTGAATCCTTTATATGAATCTAAAGTTTTTTGAATTGACGATAGCTCTTTAGAAAACGAATTAATTTTATCGTATTTCATAGGTTTATTCTCCTTTCATTATTACTCGGGCATGGCGGTGCCCTGTGATTTAAGTATAGGAGATATATGAAAGAAAGACAACAGAATAATAGCAGATGGCTTAATCCTCTGTCCGATGCACGTAACCCCGAAATCCTCCCTAAATTGGTTAATTATTAAAAATAGCACTCAATCGGACAGGGAGTTAAGCCATCTGAAGAAAGGCAGGTGATAAAAAGTGTTCAGGGACAGGCTTAAAAAAGTAATGGTAGATCAAAACATCAATCAAGTAGAGTTGTCCAGAATCTGCAGTGTAAGTAGATCGACCGTCAGTAAGTGGATGTCCGGAGATTCGGAACCGACAAAAGCAAGACGAAATGAGATTGCAGAAGCATTTGATCTTCCAGAGAATTACTTCGAAGAGATAGTAATTCCCAAGCAGAAGATAGAGACGTTAACCCCGAAAGAAGCTGCATATTTAATGGGGATGAGCGTTGAATCAATACAAAAAGGACTGATTCAAGGAATTTTTCCATGGGGATATGCAATCCGAACAAGCGAAAAAAAGCATAGGTATTTCATAAATGCAAAAAAGTTTTTTGCGACTGAAATGATAAGCGTATGAGAAAGGGGCATAAAGATGCACACAGAAACAAAAGCAATGATCTGCACGTCAGCAGTGCTAATCGCAATTGGAATCTTTAAAGAATTAGCTGCAGTGTGTTTGATCACAGCAGTAGTATTTGAGGAAGGAGTGAAGAGGTTTGATAAATGAGAAAGAAATTCTGAAAGAGCTTGATGAACGAATTGCTATTCAGAACAGAAACATTGAAAGAGTAATTCAAGTATCAAACAATCAAGTGGAACTTGCTTTACTTGAAAGAGAGATTGCGACATATCTGAGTGTAAAGAAGCTGATAAAAGAAAAATGCACCCCCTGAAGCGGCAACTTCAGAAGGTGCGGATATAAATAATTTAACACAAGTGCATTATAGCACAGAAAGCGAGAAGGAACAATGACAAAAGAGTTTTTATTACAGTGCGAAAAAAAAATAGAAGAAGCATACAAATGTGCAGCAATCGATCAGGGCGATAAAGTGAACGACATCGTTGGAGAAGTATGTAGAGACATTCTTTTTAAAATATCAGATGACGTAACACCCGTTTCTGAAGGGACATTGCCTTATATCGTGGCATCTTTGAGAGTATTGGCGAATGCTTTATCCAAAGAATTAGATCCTTTGGATAAAGAGATTTCAAAAGCAGTACAGTGGCGAATGACGACAGAGTGTGGGTTTAAGAAACAAGTAGAAAGGATATAAACGATGAAGGAAGATAGATTGCTGATCAGTCGTGAAGTTTACGACGAATTAGCAGCATCTTATGAGAGAGTTGAAACTCTTGTCCGGCTGCATAAAGCTGGACAGGATCTTGATACAAACCTGATCTTTCAGATCTTAGGGATCGGGTATCTATTAAACAAAGAAGAATTAGGAGGACATAACAATGGAGATTACAGTAAACGTAACAGGGCTTGACAATCTGGCAAATGCTATCTTTGCACTGGCAAAGACCGCAGGAAACTGCAAAGAGGAAACACAGGTAGATGCAACAAAGGTAACACCCGTAGTGCAGCAGACAGTCGCACCAGCGGAAACAGCCGCACAAACAACTACAACT